AAACAGTAATTGTTTTTGTTTTAGTTTGAGTCATTTTTTTAAAAAGTTTTGTTAGCTTTGATTTCTAGTTTTTTGAGAAGATTTGTTCTTTGAGCTAAATCTTTTTCAAATTTATATAAAGTGTTTTCACAAGTTTTTATAAATTTGGGATTTTCTTGTTTCTTTTTTGAATCTTTGATTATTTGTTTATAATCATCAATTGTTGAAAGAAGTCCATTTACATCTGTTTTTACTAAAAAAACTAAATGGTGAAGTTGATAATCAGTTAATTGCATTATTTTTCCTCATTGAAGATTTGATTGAATAACGCATTGATGCGGTATAAGTCACCATTAAAACCCCAATGTGTTTTAACGTTTTGTAGTTCCTCATAATGAGCAACCAAATCTTGAACTTTTTTAGCGTTAGCTTTAAGTTGTTCGACTTTGTAATTAAAGTCTTTTTGTTGTTGAGTTAGTTTCATTAAATAACTTGCGGGTTATATATATATTATACGCCGTATTTATAAGTAATGGCTGTCAATAGCTCTAATGCGTTGCAATAGTTGTATTCTTAGCATAGCTATTTACAGTTATAGAAAGACACTGCATAATAAAAGAGTACTTTATTTTATTTTCAACCCGCAATGAAGTTATTAACTAAGGAACTTTTAAAAAAGTTACCTCCAATTGGTCATTCAATTAAAACTAAAGAAGAACCACAAGCTATTGTTAAATGGTTTACACCAGATTCTAACTGGACTTGGTATGTTGCTGAATATAGTCCTGAAAATGGTATGTGTTGGGGTTTAGTTGATGGATTCGCTAAAGAGTTTGGTTATTTCACAATTGATGAAATACAAAAATGTAGAGGACCTTTAAAACTACCTATTGAAAGAGATAAGTGGTTTGAAAAATGTAATCTTAATTCTTTACTTTAATGAAAAATTTATTTCTTTATATAGCAGTGGGCTTTATCAGCTACACTGCTTTTTCTTCTTCTTTAGATAAGAGTACTCAAATTCACTGTAATAGTGGAATACAACGCGCTTGCGCAGCTTTAGCAAAATGAAAGAACAAATGAAAGAGACAATTATTGTTCAATCTTTTAATTTAATAAAAGAACTTAAAGTAATTGTTCAAAGGCAACAACTTCAATTAGATATTCTTGTTGATGATGTAATTAAGCTTAAACAAAAAGTTTCTACTTTAAAAAAATGAATAATGAGGAACTTTCTAGAAATATTATTCAACTTAAAGTAATAGTTGAAGAACTTTCAGGTGTTGTTGAAAATCAACAAAAACAATTAAATCTTCAAAACGATTTACTGAACATTCAAAAATTTAAATTTGAAAAATTAGAAAAAACAGTAAATAGTTTAGAAAAAATATCAAACATCAATCTTTATACAAATTCAGATGACAAACGCTTTATTTAAAGATGAATTTATAACTGAAAAAGTTTATAGATCATCTTCTGATTATTCCGCAACTGACATTAAAACGGAAATCAAATACAATGGTTTTACTTTATGGGACCAAAAATTTAATCCTAATACAAGACCAAAACCACCAACTGCTGCACTTAAATTAGGTAGTATGCTGCACAAAGCAGTTTTAGAACCTAATGAATTTAATTCTTTTTATCAAGTAATTGAGAATAAAAGAACTAAAGAAGGTAAAGCAAAAATCCTGGAATTAGAAGAAAAAGGTATTGAAGCTATTTCATTTGAAGAAAAAATTCTTTGCAATGATATATGCGACGCTGTGGCAAATCACCCAATAGCTTCAGAATTATTTGCTAATGGTGCACCTGAACAAAGTTTTTTCTGGGATCATAAAGAAACAAATTTACCACTTAAATGCAGAGCTGATTGGATTAATGGTGATACTATTATTGATTTAAAAACAACTGCTGAAGGTGGTGCTCATGAAGATACTTTTTCACGTGCAGTAGCAAATTTTTTATACCATATTCAAGCTGCTCATTACTGCGAAGGTATTGGTCTTAAAAAGTTTGTATTTGTAGCTGTTGAAAAGGTTTATCCTTTTAATATTGGTGTTTATGAACTTGACGAGGAAACAATACAAGAAGGCTTACAAGTACAAAAAGAATCGTTAAAAAGAATAAAGTCTTACGTAAAATCCGGAATTTGGCCTGGCTATAACAAGCCAAATGAAGGAATTAAAACTATTAGCATACCTTATTGGGCATTTAAAAAATGACTGAAACTAATCCAAAAATAGCTTTTATAAAAGCATTACAAAAAGCACAAAAAGAATTTCCTTCATTAGGAAAATCTAAGCATGTTGACAACGGTAAATTTGGCTATGATTATTTACCTCTTGAGCAAATGCTTTCTTTAATACAACCAATTTTACATAAAAATGGTTTTCATTTATCTCAACTTTTTGGTTACACGCCAACAGGTGAAACTTTAGTAAAAACTAAATTAGTTCATGAACAAGGACATGAAGAAGTAAGTGAATTACCTTTATTTTTACCTCCACGAGATTTACAAAAGAAAAATGAAGCTCATGTTTGGGGTGGTTCTGTTACCTATCAAAGAAGATACAGTATTAAATTAATTCTTGGTCTTGAAACTGATATGGATCATAATATGGAAATTGAAGAAGAAAAGCCTAAAAAAGAAAAGCCTAAAAAAGAAGAGTTAAAACCACCTGTAAGTCAAAAATCTACTACTTTTGTTTTAGCTAAAAAAGCTATCGAAGATTGTAAACAGCTAAAAAAACTTGATTCTTATACTGATTCTTTCAACGATAGATTAAATGAAGGCAAAATTACAAAAGAAGAATATAGTAAATTAACTGATTTACTAGAAGCTAAATATGTAAATTTAACTGAACAAATGAACAGCTAATGGAAAAACAGTATTTAACAACTAAAGATCTTGCCTATAGATATGCTTTAAAACCTGCAACTATTAAAAGTTGGCGAGATAAAACTAAAGCTGGTAATAAAACAGGTCCGACCTGGTACACATTACCAAAAACTCATTTAGCGATCGGTCAACCTCGAGTTCGCTACGAGCTTCACCATGTTTTGGCATGGGAAGAAGCACATAACATTACACCAATTCATTCATTTTAAAAATTATGGCTTATCAAGAATTTGATCCAGCACTTACTCTTCCTGTTAACTTTACAGTTAGAGATAATCCTTTTGAAAACAGCAAACAAAAATATCCTAAACAAATGCGTTTGTTTATTCCTTTAAGTTCAATTGATGAATTTTGTAACCATATAAAGGCTGTTGCAAAAACAAAAGTTGAAACTGGAAAAGTTTATGACATGCGAACAAACGAAAGAGAAGAAGTTGAAGGTATTTATTTAAATGGAAATGGTAGAAAAAATACATTTGAAGATGATGAAGATTCATGCTTTGGAACTATAAATCCAAGAAGAATACAAACAGAAGAAGAAACGGAGGAAATTCCATTTTGAACCAACAAGAATATGATGCTGCTATGTCTCGTTTAAATGATCGATATTTAATGGAATCTACCATGACAAATGAAGATTATTTACGAGATAAAAAAGCTATTGAAATTGAATATTTAAAAACAAAATTTAATTCAAATGCTTAATTCTGGTTATCCAAAATTAGTTTTTAATAATAATAATGAATGTACCGTTACTACAACTGGTGATGGTACTATTCGTACTTGGGTTGGAGATTATGAAAAAGATACCAGGACTGAACATGAAAAGTTTTTTGGTATGGACGAAGAAACAATATATAAAAAATATGGTATTTGTTTTAAAGAAACTGACATATTTATAAATGGAGTAAGACAATATGAAATGTCTAGTGACTTTGAAGCTATGTTATGGCTTATAAGAAAAGGCTTTGTTAAATATGTTAGAGGTAAAGAAGTTTGGAATGAAGAAGCACTAGACGAAGGTTGGGAAAATGCCTGGACTCCTCCTGAAAGTTATAAAGCGCCAGAAAAATCTAAAGAATGGGGTCATGTATATTTTGTTGAAAGTCAGGGCTATTGGAAAATTGGTAGAGCTACTGCTTCAAGAATTAAAATTAGAATTAAAGAACAACAACCTGATAAAGTTTTAGCTGTTAGTCCT